GAGGCACGAAACGCAATCGCCACCCGAACTTTCGACAATAATGTCCGGCATCTGCTGGAATGTGTAGCAGCTCTCCCGAGCATCCCGACGTGACCGGAGAACCCCAGACCCCACCAACTCCCCAAGGAGAAACCAATGGCACGTCGCCACGGCCGTAATGGTCGCCTTTACCTCGGCATCGCTACAAGCGCCGCCGCCGCTTCATCCGTCGCTTTCCTTAAGCAGTGGTCAGCAGAATTCGGAACCGACACTGTTGAAGTCACATCATTCGGTGACAGCAACAAAATTTATGTTTCGGGTCTCTCTGACGCTCAGGGCAGCTTCTCCGGTCACTTCGACGATGCGACCGCACAGTCCTACACCGCCGCTGTCGATGGTGACGCCCGCCGCTTCTACCTTTACCCAGACATCACCAACGCCCCGAACGTGTACTGGTACGGAACCGGCTTCTTCGACTTTTCAGTCGATGCCCCTGTCGACGGTGCAATCACCGTTTCGGGCAGCTGGCGCGCAGCCAGCACAGTCGCCAAGAACGGCTAGTGGCTTTACCGGCTGGGGTCTACATCAGCAATCTGGCCGAGGTCCGGAAGTATCTGCGAAAGATACATCCGGACCTCGTCCCGGTACTACGCGAAGACCTGAAAGCCGCCATCATCGTCAATACCCTTCCGGCCATTATGCAAAGGGTCCCGAAGATTTCCGGACGTGCCCAGTTCACTTTGAAAGCAAGGGCAGGCGGAAACACCCTTTATGTCATAGCCGGCGGCAAATCATCTTTCGCCCCATACTTTGGGTGGCTGGACTTTGGTGGCACACTTAAAAACCGTGGCCCTGGCAGAAACCAAACAATCGTCCGACCGATTGTGAAGTATGGACGGTACGTCTACCCAGGTATCAGACAAACACAAAACCGACTTGTCGAGGCCGCTGGCCGAGCAGTCGACAAAGCAGTCCAATCCGCCCTCCGATAAAGGAACAGCCCGCCATGTTCGCAAAATACAAAATCACACACCAAGACGGAACCATCGTCGAAGCACCAGGCCGCAAGGTCGACGCCGTCAAGTTCGAACGCCAATTCAAAATGCCAGTCTCCAGCCTGTTCTCAGATGGCGGCATTTACACCGAACATTTGTGGTTCTTCGGATGGTGTGCAGAAAAACGGATCACCAGTGACCTTCCTGACTTTGACGAATGGATGGAAACCGTTGATGGGGTCGACATTGTCCAGGAAGAAGAAGAGCCAACCCCTACGGACCCGAGTTCTTCACCCTCGCTGTAGCAGCGTTGGCGATTGACTCGGGTATCCCAGTATCCGTACTTTTAGAGGAACCCGACCACTACCTCGACGCAATGTTCGAAGTTCAAACAAGACGCAGAGAATCCGCCGAATACGGTTCGGACGCTAAGCGTTGGGACGAGTGAGGCCCAGATGGCTATTGGTGACAAAAGCGGAGTCAGAGTTGCCATTGTCGGCGATTCCTCACAACTCGCCCGAGAACTTCAAAAAGCGGAAAGTAAAATCGCTGGATTCGGCGACAACGCCAAAAAGTCTGGCGACATCCTCCGAACCGCCCTCTTTGGTGGCGCTGTTTTTTATGGCGCCCAAAAACTGGTCAAAGCCGCCGGAGATTTGCAACAGTCCATCGGAGGAACATCTGCTGTCTTTGGTGAGGCTGCCGGCAGCATCAACGAGTTCACAAAAGGTGCTGCCGATCTAGTTGGTTTGTCGGAGAACGCTGCTCGAGTGTTGACGTCTCGCCTTGGTTCTTCTTTGAAAGGTGCTGGGCTTTCAGCGGAAGAAGCAGCAAAACAATCTATTTTCCTGACAAAGACTGGCGCCGATTTGGCGGCCACTCTTGGCGGCAACACAAACGACGCTGTCTCTGCTTTAGGTTCCGCTCTTCGAGGCGAATATGACCCGCTTGAGCGTTTCGGTATTGCTCTCAAAGCCTCCGAGGTCAATGCCAAAGCCGTCGCTATGGGCTTGGCATCGTCTGAATCAGATGTGAGCGCCTATGCGAAAGGCCAAGCAACTTTGGCTCTTGTCACGGAACGCTCAGCATTTGCCCAGGGACAGTTTGGTCGTGAGGCTGAGACTGCCCAGGGGCAGCAGCAGAGAGCGGCAGCGGCCATGGAAGATACGTCGGCGAAACTTGGCGCGTCGCTGCTTCCGGTTTACACAAAAATCCAAGAAGTAATTGGTTCTGTCGCCAATGCTTTCACAGCACTTCCCGATTCAGTGCAAACAGGTTTGATTGCTTTAGCCGGAGTGGCGTTTGTAGCAAAACCAGCAGCTGACGCCATCAGCCTTATGAGTTCGGCTGCTCGAGGCATTCCAGACCTTTTCAATCGAGTCGCAGACAGAGCCATTGCATCCGCCGGAGGTTTGGACGCCGCCGCTACCAAAGCCAACACCACAGCCACAAACTTCGCCAAAATAGGTTTGGCATCAGCCGGCATTTTCGCGGTCGCTGAAGGATTAAAAGCAATCTCCGCAGCCCAAGCAGATTTCGGGTCCACCGACGTCGAAAGAGTCACCGCCTCACTCCGGACTTTTGCAACAGACAATCTCGGAGGCGTAATTGCCGACGACATGAACAAACTGAAAGACGCCCTCATAGCAGTCGACCAAGCCAGCAGTGCTTGGTACAACTTCGGAAGCGGCTTCGCTAAATATGTAAACAAAGGCAGAATCGACGAAGCTAAAAAATCTATTGAAGCAGTCGACACAGCCCTCAAATCACTTTTCGAAGAAGACCCAACAGCTGCTGGGGCTGCCTACCAAAAACTTCTTGACGACCTCGGCATCTCTGCCTCAGAAGGCGAAAAATACTTTGACAACTACGCCGGAGCGGTAGATGACGCCGGCCTTGCCAGTGGAAACTTGGTGGATCCTGTTGAAGCTGCAACGACAGCTTTGAAAGATGAAAAGGTTGAAGCGGAGAAAGCGGCGGAGGCTTTGGAGCGTCTTTACGGAGCGACAAGCGATTTGTTCGGTGCCAACATTTCTTTGGAAGAAGCACAGATCAATAGTCGAAAAGCGTTGGAGGAATACAACAAGAGTCTTTCTGATGGTTCTTTGACAGCCGATGAACGCGCACAGCAGGGTCTTGATCTTCTCAAGGCTTACGAAAAGGAAGCGCAAGCCGCTGTTGACGCCGCAGAAGCCCAGCGAAAATTGGAAGGTAAAACCTTAACCACGGCAGAGGCAGCAGGTATCCAGGCCGGAAAGTATTTCGACCTCGCCGAAACACTCGCCCCCGACAGTCCACTCCGGAAGAGACTCACCGATCTTGGTGTCCAGTTCTATCTTCTTTCACTGGCGAAACCTGTGGTTGCTGTTGACGCTGAAACAGCAGAAGCACAAAAGAAGTTAGACAGCATCAAAAGAACTATCCAAGAAATCCTCGGACTCAACCCCAATGTGGGCATTGGGGTAAGAATCCCAGGAAGAGCTACTGGCGGTCCTGTCGATGCCGGCACTCCTTACATGGTCGGCGAGAAAGGCCCCGAATTGTTCGTCCCCTCCAACTATGGCCGAATCATGGACGCCTTCTCCACCAACAAGGCCCTTCTCTCCAACGCTGGCGGAGGAATGGGTGGCAGTGGCGGAGGAAATGTGACCATCAACGTCAACGTCTCCCCCACCGCCGACAAAGCCGCTATCGGACAAACCATCGTCGAAGCCATCTCAAGCTATGAGCGCCGCTCCGGATATGGGTGGCGAAGCTGATGCCAGCCGAAATCGCTGATGGCGTACAAATCACCGTTTCCATCGGCTTCTCAACTAGCGCCGGAAACAACACCGTCCCCATCGGATCCACACTCTCCTCCATCACATACACCGACGTCTCCACCTACGTTCGAAGTGTGCAAATCAAACGAGGCCGCTCCTCAGAACTCGACGACTTCACCACCGGAAACTGTCAAGTCATATTCAGCAACGAAGACCGACGCTTCGACCCTGAAAACACTGTCGGCCCTTACTACGGAGAAATCACACCAGGGCGACCCATTCGCATTCAGGCCACAGCTCCTGGCGGTTCCGCTGAAACCATCTTCCAAGGCTATGTCGACCAGTGGGATCAGCAATACACAAACCCCTCCGACGCTGTCGCAATGGTCACCGCCTCCGACGCTTTCAAAGTCCTGAACCTCATCACCCTTCCCTCCTACTGGGAATATCAGGTACGGGAAGACGGCCCGACCGCATGGTTTCGTTTCGACGATGGCGACGCCCCCACACAACCTTTCGAAACCATTAGCGGCCGATCTGTTGGCTCCTGGAAAACCACTGCCGGAGCAGCAACCACAGGCGCCTCAACCAGCTCTCTTGTCGCCAACGATTCCTCTGTCTCAGCAGTCTTCGACGGGACCGACTACATAGAAATCCCGATCGGGTTTATGCCATACAATTTTTTCGACTATCTCGCCAAAACTGTCGAATGCTGGATCTCAACTTCAACAACCACAGACGGCAAATACGGGATCTTCTACAAACCAGGAAACGAATTCACCCTCGCCCTCGGCATGGTTGTCACTGGTGGAGTAGGAGTCATCCAAGGCCAAATTGGAACCGCCGGAGGGATCGGCCTGTCAAACGCCGTAACCTCCGCCGTAACTGTCAACGACGGCAAACCCCATCACCTCGTCCTCCTATGGGATTACAACACCACCTCACATCAACTTTGGGTCGATGGCGTATTAGCAACAACCACAACAACTTTCACAAATTCGCTGCCCACAGAAACAGAAATTGTGGTTGGAAAAGCCTTCACCTCATCCGCCACCGCAACTTTCAACATGACCTCGCCGTTTGTCGGCACCATCGACGAACTCACCCTCTACGCAACAGTCGCCCTCACGTCCACACAAATCGCCGCCCATTACGCCATCGGAAAAGGCAACTACCTAACCGGCAACACAGCCACCCAACGCCTCGACTCTCTACTGGCCATGGCGGATTGGATGAGTGACGGAGAAACCTTCTCAACCGCCACCTCAACAGTTCAAGGAATCGACACCCAAAACGACACACTTCTCTCAGCGTTAAAGGAATGTGAAACAGCTGACCAAGGCCGCCTCTTCTGCGACCGCTCTGGACTCGTCAAATTTATTTCCCACGACTCCATGGCAACAACCAGCACCTTCAACACATCACAACGAACCTTCGGAGACGGAACCGGCGAACTCCCCTACCTCGACCTCGAGTTCACCTACAACGACCAACTCATCTTCAACCGGTCAATCGTTGCCAGACGTGAAGGCGCGACCGCTGTCATCAACGACACCACAAGCCAAGGCCAATACTTCATCCGTACCGACTCACTGTCCGGACTGATAAACGACACCGACCAGGCAATGACAGACATCGCCAACGTCCGAATCGCAACCTACAAACAACCACAGCTCCGAATCGAACAAATGAAATTCAGTCCACGTCGCCTGACCTCAATGTATGCGGCAACGATCACAGACGACATCGGAACGCGAATCACTGTGAAACGACGTCCACAAGGAGTCGGGTCTGAAATCTCAAAAGAACTCATTGTGGAAGGCATCAGCCACGACATCGGGATCTCTTCTTGGGTTACGACCTACAATTTGTCCCCGGCACCACTTGACTTTTTCATTCTTGACTCGTCGACGTTTGGCGTCCTCGACACAAATCTTCTCGGCTACTAGGAGACTCTCATGGGTTCAGGCTTCAAATCTTTCACAGCAGCGTCAGTCCTCACCGCCTCAGACGTCAACAATTACCTCATGGAACAGACTGTGATGTCGTTTGCATCGACTGGCGCGCGTGACGTTCAAGTGACAGCCCCAGAAGATGGCATGGTCGCCTACATCCGCTCCAACGACAGCAGCGAGGGTTTGTACACCTACAACGGCACCGCTTGGCGCAAAGGCCCAGGTTGGAACGCCCCATGGGGTGTTCAGTTGCACGTCACCGACACATCCACCCGCACATTTACGACAGCCGCCGTCATCACGAATATCACCGGCTCAGTCTCAGTAGTCAACAATAGGTATTACAAATGCATCTTCACTTGCCGGTTCAATAACAGCACCACCGGAGCCGCTAACACTTTTGATATTCGCGCAGCAGCGACGTCAATCTTTGCCTCACCTCAAAACAACTACTCAAACGTCAACGACCAAGCCTTCTCAATAACAGCAATGTTTAAGGCAACTTCTACAGCCTCTATAACTTTCGACGTGACCGGAGCAGCCGCTAGCGGGACTTTGTCAATCTTTGGCGGAAATTCCACCACACAATTAATCGTCGAAGATGTCGGCCCCTATGGAGCGCCGGCCTAATGGGCTATTACCTGCTCGACAATCCACCAGCGTCGCCGCAGTTTTATCCGTCTAGGAATGCGACGCCGACTTGGGCTGTTGGGGTTCACACTTCGGAAGGGCCGACAGGACCGGGAACAGCTCGCAACTTGGCACGCTTTATCTCGCAACGATCCGATCCGGGCAGTTATCACGCCATCGTCGACAGCGAAGAAACCGTTGTCCTTGTTCCGCCGGACTACACCACCTTCAGTGTCGCCGCCTCCGGCTACAACTCACGCACCTGGCACATCTGCCTCACCGGCAAGTCTGCCGATCTCAGCCCAGACGACCCGAACACACAAGCAATGATCCGCCGGGCCGGTGAAGCCATCCGTGGCCTCTGGGCTTTACTCGGCATCGACGTCAACGCAGCGGCACGTTGGATCGGTACAGACGCCCTCTCCACTGTTGGGTTATTCTGCCACGGCGATGTCCAACCTTGGGATCGTTCCGACGCCTGGTCAACACATCCGGATCGTGCAGCCCTCGACCAGCAGCTCATCAACGCAATCCGCCCACCCATTCCCCCAACCCCACAGGACGACGACATGAAACGCTACCTACTCCGAGGCGACAAAGCCGGAGAAATCTATTTGGCCGACGCCGGTTTGGGCTGGAAATGGCATATCCCAGCCGGACAAATGTCAAATGTGGTTTGGGTTATCGGCCAAGCCGGAGGACAGTTCCTCATCTTCGCCGGCTCAAACACCATCGTTGTCGAAGGCCAAACCGTTTGGGTAGCCGACCAGGCGTTCGTCGACGCCATCCCCACCATCTAACCGGCAGGGATGTTCATGTCATGCAGTGGGAACAGATTATTGCCGCTTCAGTAACCGGACTTTTAGCCTTCGCAGGCGTTATTTGGCAGTCACGGAAAACCCGTCGAATCAACACCGACGAACACTCCGAGAACTCCCGGAAACTCGACCGGATCGAACAGAAGGTTGACCAGACCGCCGACCGGGTAGAGACTGTTTCCGACCGGCTTGACGACCATATCGTCCTGCACCGCATGACAACCCGAACCCCATGGTGGCGCAAATGAGCTTTGCCGACGACGTCCGAGAAGAAACCCGAACCTCCGGAATTGAATGTCGACTCTGTGTCCTACTCAAAAACATGGACACAAAAACCCGTGGCGAAGTCAACGAAGTCCTCGCCGACCAGTCCTGGAACGCTGAGGCAATCTCTAGGGCAATGAAGCGGAGAGGATGGGAGATCCGTGGCGACTCAATCCGAAAACACCGACGAAACTGTCTCGTTCGCTGACGAAGTAGCAGCAGGATCACGGCCCCGACGAAACCATCCTCAAGGATGGGAACCAGGGGTCGCATGGAATGGGCGGGAAGGAACCCTCACCACCCCACCCCTCGAGGCCGACCCGACAACAGGCGTTTGGTCTGAACTCGTCGCCGACTGGGGTTTGGATCCGCTCACCACTGAAGTGGTCGAAGGATCTGTCCAAGTACGCGCCTGGGACACTCACGACGGCCGGAGGCTTCGCTACTACCGGGCGACATTGCGCGCGCGTGAACTGGACTACGACCGACCGGATGTGGACGCCCTCTGTCGGCTAGTGGAGAAGAGGCGCCCTGTGAAGCCCCTGAAAGGCCCTGAGAGGCCCGACAGAGCCTTGGTGGTCCTCATAGCCGATTGGCAGTTAGGGAAGGCTGGGGAGCCAAATGGCGGCACCCCTGAGACTGTGGAAAGAATCTGCCGAACCCTCGACTATCTGCCGGCCCGAATCAAAGAACTCAAAAAAGCAGGCCGCCCCGTCGACACTGTCTACCTCGTCGGCCTCGGCGATCTGGTCGAGCAATGCACCGGCCACTACCCCGGCCAAACCTTCAACGTCGATTTGGACAGACGTGAACAAATGCGTTTGGCCCGCCGACTCATCCTCCGAGCCGTCGACAACGTCCTCGGCCTCACCCCACGAATCGTCCTAGCCGCTGTTCCTGGCAACCATGGCGAAAACCGATTAAACGGAAAAGCCTTCACCCGCACCACCGACAACGACGACCTCGCAGTCGTCGAGCAGGTAGCCGAAATCCTGCAAGCCAATGAGGAACGGTATGGCAGCTGCACAACCGTCCTCGCTAGCGGAAACAACCTTGTCCTCAACATTGCCGGAATCCCAGTCGCCTTCGCCCACGGACACAAAGCCGGCGCCTCCGGTCATCCAGCCGCCAAACTCGAAAACTGGTGGAAAGGCCAAGTCATGGGACGTCAACCAATCGCCGACGCCGACATCCTCATCACCGGCCACTACCACCACTTCATCTGTTCAGAAACTTCCGGCCGAACTTTCATGCAAGCACCCGCAATGGATGGTGGCTCTTCATGGTGGACTGACATATCAGGCCAAAACTCACCCGCTGGACTTCTCACCCTTGGCATCGGGACCGGCTACGGCCCTCGAGGCTGGGGCGACCTACACATTCATTCTGCATAAGGAACCCGACATGGAAGAAGAACCTGAAGTCGACGAATACTTCGACGCCGCTTGGCCCTCAATCCTCCTCGACGGCTTCGCCTTGGTCCATGGGGACCGTGGTCGCGCATATGGGCCGCCCTGGGAGGATTACCAAAGGGTAACCAACCTCTTCAACTCGCTTTGGGGTGACGATGTCATCGACGTCAACGCCGGAATCCTCTTCATGATCTGTATGAAACTCGGAAGGATTGCGCGTGGACTCGAAGAAAACTTCAACGCCGAACAGTTGAAAGATTCCATCACCGACGCCGCCGGCTACCTAGACTGCCTCTACGGATCACTTCTCAACCCAGCACCAATCGTTCCCTCTTTCGACATGGACGAAGATGAGGAAGAATGGATAGACGAGGAGGAAGAATGACCATCACCATCGAACCCGACATCATCCCTGTCACCCACCCTCAAGAGGAACCGGTCGAATACGATCCGGAAGAACACGAATTCCCCGACGAGCAGGACTACCCCAGCCCAGATTGGAAACCGTAATGTTCACCAAATCCTTCGTTATGCAGCTCGTGGAACGTGCCATCAAAACTTTCGCACAAACACTCGTTGCCCTGGCAGGCGCCTCCCAAATGGATTGGCTGAGCCTTGACTGGAAACAACTGGCCGCCACAGCCGCCATCGCTGCCGGACTCTCTGTTCTCACGTCTATCGCGTCGGACAGGTTTGGCCCGATTGACTCCCCATCCATCGTCCCTACCTTTAAGACGTTCCCCTGATATGGCACCGGCAAATCTTCCCCTCCAAATTCGTATCGGCGACACTGAAACCGTTTCGGTAACAATCCAAGACGCCGCTGGCTCTCCAGTGAACATCAGCGGCCGCACCTACGCCGCCCAGATCCGCACCACAACCGACGCTGCTACAGCCCTCGCCACTTTCACTTGCGCGATTGTTTCCGGAGCAGCCGGCACCCTCACCGCCACACTCTCGGCTACGACAACAGCAGCTCTCACTCCAGGACTTGGAGTTTGGGATCTCGAGGAAACTTCGGGAACCACTGTCACCACACTTCTCGCCGGTTCTGTCACAATCGTCCAGGACGTGACTCGGACATGAGTGTTTCCGTCACCCTGAAACTCACCGACGTCACCGTCACCCAACGCTCCGAACCAGTCCAAGTCACTCGGACAGTTCCGGAAGTGTTGTTGACTGGCATTGCCGGGCCAGTAGGCCCACAAGGTCCGGCGGGTGGTCCGCAAGGCTCACAAGGCCCTCAGGGCGCACAGGGTCCGCAAGGCTCACAAGGCCCTCAGGGCGCACAGGGTCCGCAAGGATTCCAAGGTGACATTGGCCCGCAAGGATTCCAAGGCTCACAAGGCCCTCAGGGCGCACAGGGTCCGCAAGGATTCCAAGGTGACATTGGCCCGCAAGGATTCCAAGGCTCACAAGGCCCGGCAGGCGCTCAGGGCGCACAAGGTCCGCAAGGCGCAACCGGTAGTACTGGCACCGCCGGGGACCGATACGCGACAACCTCTACAACAACTCTCACAATCGCCGCGCACGGTTCAATCACCCTGACCATCGGAACCGGACTCGCATACACGCCTGCGCAGGCAGTCATAATCGCCTACGACGATGCAAACCATATGCACGGAACTATCACCGCCTATAACACGGGTACCGGTTCTCTAACGGTTTCGCTTCAACACAAATCCGGCTCGGGGACGTATTCGGTTTGGACTGTCAATCTTGACGGCGCTATTGGTCCGCAGGGTGCACAAGGATTCCAAGGTCCACAAGGTGACACCGGTCCGCAAGGTGCGCAGGGTGACACGGGCGAAGGTGTCCCTACCAACGGCACAATCGGTCAGGCGTTAGTCAAAACTTCGGCCAGCGACTATGACACGGAATGGGCTTCGATTGGTTCGGCGGCTCGTTTGCTACTGACTGGTGGAGCGTATCTCGACGGCAGCGGGTTGGTGCTGGGTGGGCTTGCCAGCAACTATGCCAGCACCCCTGACTCGGCGGCGCTGTCGATCACAGGGGACATTGATATCGCGGTGCGTGTGGCGATGGATGATTGGACTCCCGCGGCGATTCAAACAATCGTAGCAAAGCGAGCCGCGGCGACAAACTACTCCTACTATTTCTATGTCAATACAACGGGAACTCTGGCCTTCGGGACCACACCTGACGGGTCGACAGTTAGTGCTCCTAATTCGTCCGTTGCCCCAACCGTTGCAGACGGCGATCCCCTTTGGCTGAGGGTTACGCGCGCTTCAGGAACTGGAGACACGATCTTTTACACCGCCCCCGATTCGTCAACGGTTCCCGCATCGTGGACTCAATTGGGCACAACAAGAAGCTCAACGGCTAATGCCATCTTTGATGGCACTCAAGCAGTTGAGATCGGGTCAACAAACGTCGGGGCCAGTAGCCTTCTCAGCGGCACCGTTTATCGCGCCATCGTGAAAGACGGCATCGGCGGTACCACCGTGTACGACGCTGACTTCTCTACGCAAACCGCCGACGCACTGGCGTTCACCGAATCCTCAACCAACGCCGCAACCGTCACCATCAACACCACCCGATATTCGTACGGGGTGCCTGAAATGCAAGGGTCATCGGTCGTCTCTCAGTCTTTAAATCCGAATCGGGACTTTTACTTCCCGTTTCGCATCACGCAGTCGCTCATTGTTGACATGTTTGGCTTTGAAGTTACGACGGGGCCAGCATCGGCCTCCACGACCTATCTCGCCGTTTACAACGCCGACAATGATTTGCAGCCTGTCGGTTCTCCCGTCGCTACGGCTAGTGCTGCCGTCGCCGCATCAACCGCTGGCGTTGGGCTGTATCGCCTCCAGTTCACACCCGTGACCTTGCCCGCTGGCAACTATGTGATCGGTCTGAATAGTTCCGTTCAGACCACCTACCGAACTATTCGCGGTGGCGTCTCGTCACTTATTGAAACAATCGGGGCCACCCCGTTTATCACAACTCCGCAAGTCGTCCGAACAGCGGCAGCGTTTTCTGCCAGCCCCTTGCCTTGGGTTGAAAGGGGAACAGGCAACTCTGGTTCGTTGAACCCAATCCACCTCCGATATAAGGCGGCCACCTGATGATCCATCACTACACCGATCCCCAAGGCAAGACGGTCACTTGGGAAACACCCGACCCGCCGCAAACACCACTAGACCCGACAGGCGCACTAGCCACACTCCTCGCAGTCACCGAAACGCTCACCGTCGAAGACGCTGCCAACGCAGTCGGACTCACACCCGCCGACCTTGTCGCAGAGGCTGAAGCATGGGCGATGGCAGAGGCAAACTGATCCCCGATTCGACGACGACACCTCCCTCCCCTGGGTGTTGAATGGATCCTCGAGGCGAACCGCCACGCACTCTGAGAACCACAACCGAATCGGACGCCGGAAACCCCAGCTACCAGCCTTCCCCCAGGCCCCGTGGCTGGGGTTTCTGCATTCCCGAAAAAAGATCCTTGACATTCCTTTAAACGTCCTTTAAAACTTCTCATGTGGAGCAGCCGCCCCACACACAAGAAAAGCCAACAGACAAGGAACCCCGACATGTCAGCAATCAAAGAACTCGACACCAACCTCCGAGAACTCATTTACGCCGAAGACAAAGTCGAAGAAATCGCCAACATCATCGGCAACGTCGACCACATCACCGATGAGTACGAACCCGCCGACCAGCTCGAAGACGACTACATCACCGCCCTCGTCCAAGCCGAAATCCTTGCCGAAAAAATCGTCGACACCCTCCACCCGCAAGACTTCCCGAACGACGACAACTTTTGGCACGCCATCATCAACGTCCGCCTTTACATCCAAAACACCGACATCAACGAACTCACCATCGAAGGACTCCAAGCAGAGATTGCGAAGGTTTCTTGATGTGGACTGCCATTTGCCTCATCCCAGCAGCTCTCCTCTTCGCCCACCAGATCCGCAAAGCCAACACGCTCAGAGCAGCGGAACCGACTGGTACGCCAGTCATTGTCCTCATCGGAGAAGACTTGGAGATACCGCAATGACCGAACCAAACGTCATACGCTGCCTCTTATGCAAACAATCCTTCAACCGGGACAGCCAAGGCACCGACTCCTATCTGGAACATCGGAAAACCTGTCAACGCTTCACCGACCACACGCCGAAAGGTGCAGCATGAAACAGACAGGACAGTTCCTCATCGGCCTCACCGTCTTCATGCTTCTTCCATTCCTCGTCGAGAACATCGCCCAACACGACGCTCTCGGCCCTGTCCTCGGACTCACAGTCCTACTCGCTGGGATTGCAGCTGCAATCTTCGCCCTACCAGTCAGCAACCGGAAATGGTGACCGACTGGGTCGCCTTCATCGCCATCCTCGTCATCGTCGCCCTGGTGATGAGTTGGGTTTGGCTTATCAGCGGAGGCTATTTGTGAGTAACCCGAATAAAGCCAAAGGGTCAGCCGCCGAACGAGCAGTCGCCGACTATCTCAACGTCCGACGTATCGAAGCCGAACGAGTACCAGCCGGCGCAACCCTCGACCGTGGCGACATTTGGGTTCCAGACAAAAACTGGCCGGCCATCCAAGTCAAAAACCATGCTCGCCTTGACCTTGCCGGCTGGGTCGACGACGTCGCCATCCAAGCAACCAACGCCGGCCGAGACACCGGAATCGTCATCCACAAACGCCGAGGCAAAGGCAACCCCGCCTCCTGGTATGTCACCTGCACCCTCGACACCCTCATCACAATCATCGAAGGGAACAAACGATGACCGAAACAAACGTCACCATCTTCTGTCAGCAACTCACAGCACTCGTAGAAACCGACGACATCGACCTAGAACTCGTCCTCGACGCCGCCGACATCATCGCCGCACAGCTCGAAGAGATCCGACGCCTCGAAGCAATCATCGCAAACCTCAAATCCGAAAACGCCACACTCAAACAGTACGGCTTCTACGAGTGAACAAACCCGATCAACACCCGCACGTTTGGAAAGACCTGGCAGCGTGCAAAGGCCGAACCGACCTGTTCTTCCTCAACCGTGGCGACACATCCCGGATGAAACGTGCAAAAGCCATCTGTAGCAGCTGCCCAGTCATCAACCAGTGTCGAGAGTATGTGATCTACAACCCGGAGCGGTACGGAATTTGGGCTGGCATGACCGAAAAGGACCGACGTGCCTACCGGCTCGAACAGGGCATCAAACTCCCCAACGCTCCTCACGGCACACCACGCCGATATGAGGTCGGCTGCCGCTGCCCAGAATGTCACACGTTTCAGAGACGATGAAACCATGACCAACAATTCCAACCATTCACTAACTGCCACATGACAAACATGAACAGGAACCCTGGCTGGTTGGAGACGATGGCGTAAACAGCCCACGGCCACGAATGCAACATCACCACCAACCAACCCCACCAACGCCCACGACCCGCCTGCCACATACCAAACACACCCAGCAGCTCAAACAGCGACAACACCAACGGCCACATCACAACCTCCAACCCGACCAGGAGAAACCAAATGACAACGCTAGACGCTGAAGCAATCAACAGCCTCAACCAGCCCACACAAGAAACCCGACGGGACCGCTGGGGCCGCTACCAAGTCCTCCCCCCTCGAGGAGAGAAACTGGTCGGCTACACCAGAGCCACCACCATCGCCAAAGTTCTCGACGACTCCTCGAGTCTGATGGCATGGAACTCGCGTATGACCGCCATTGGTCTCGGCCTTCGACCAGACCTCGTCGCCCTAGTCGCCACCACCCCACAAGACGACAAAAAGACTTTGGACTCTTTGGTGAAGCGCGCGTCTGAAGCAGGCGGAGCCACAGTCCGACGGGATCTCGGAACTGCTGTCCACGGCCTCCTCGAACGTCGCCTCAAAGACCCCACGTTCATCGCCCCCGACCCATACCAGGCCGACATCGAAGCCGTCCTCTCGGCACTCGCCGACGCTGGCCTGTCCTTCGTCGACGGCATGACCGAACGGATTGTGGTCAACGATGAAATCGAAGTTGCTGGAACCTTCGACCTCCTCCTCACCGATGGCGAAGAAAACTTCATCGCCGACCTCAAAACCGGCTCCTCAGTGAAATATGGCGGACTCGGCTTCGCCATCCAACTGTCCATCTACGCCAACGCCTCCAACCTTTACACCCAAGGCCCAGCGAAAGACGGCTCGCAAGACGTACGCGACCCAATGCCGAACGTCTCGAAATCGGCTGGAATCATCATCCACTGCCAACCAGGTTCCGGCCTTGCTGAACTTCACTGGCTGGACCTCGAAGCAGGCACTGAGGCGCTCCACACGGCCCTCGAGGTACGCCGGCTCCGCAAGTACACACCGATCCACCCGTTCACCCCTCAGCAGGCCACAGCGGCCCTGTACGGACGTCAGAGGCCGGGACAAGTGCAACATGTGGACGATCCGTGGCGAATCGCCACCCTTGACCGGATCTCCCGAATCGTTGTCGACGGCCACGCCCAACAACTCGCCAACGCCTGGCCCGACGGACACCCCACCCTGAAATCAGGCGACCCGATCACACTCGACCAGGGCGACGGAATCTCCCGAGTACTCGACGTACTCGAAAAAGAACTCGGCCTCCCCTTCGCCTCACTCCCCGACCTCAACCCGCCCCCAGTGCCACCCAAAAAGTCGACAAGACGCCGGGCAGTAAACGACGGCACCGACACCCTCATCCACACCGACATCATCAACCGACTCAACGAACGAGCAATGGAACTCCCAGAAGCCTCCCTCCTCTGGGTAAAAAACATTCTCGAAGACGCCAAAACCTGTGGCCGAACCCTCGCACTCTCACCACCACAAGGGATCCCAGCGGAACGCCGCTACCTGATCTGCCAAGCCATCATCGACCTTGCTGTCCATCGCGATGACGAGCTGACTTGGACAGTGCTAGACAATGCGACCGACCAAAAGATCCCACACCATTCTCTCGGAGACGCCTTCGGCACTCTCCGAAAGACCGAGGCCAAAGCGGCACTCGGAATCGTCCAAGCCATCAACAACCTCAACCTCGTACCAATGTGGGATGAGAACGGTTGTCGACTGGAAGGCGACATTGTGACAGCCATGAAACATGGCTTCCCGACAGACAAGGAAACCCAACAGTGACATTTGACAACACAGCAGCAGAGGCCCTCACCCGCAAAGGTGGCGGCAACATTGCCAAGTTCCCGAACATCGGCGACATGGTCAAAATCAAAATCACCGGACTTGAAGAGCGGCAACAAACCGACTTCATCACCGGAGAACCCGTCACCTGGGCAGACGGCAAACCCAAAATGCAGTTCGTCTTCACCGGCATCGACCAGGACACCCAAGAAGAAACACGAATCTTCGCCAAAGGATTCATGCTCGGAGCAATCAAAGACGCCCTCACAAAGGCAGATTGCAACCTCGAGGCCGGCGGCATCCTGGCAGTCAAATATCAGGAAGACGAGCCACCGACCAAAGTCGGACTCAACCCAGCGAAAAAGTATGTCGCCCAATATCAGCCACCCAAGCCGGCCTCAGTCAGCGCCGACGACTTGATGTGATGGCAAAGCGACTCATCGGCGCACAACTCGACCAGCAGCTCATCGACCAAATCGACGAAGCCGCCAAACGTCTAGGAGTGAACCGATCCACCTTCATCCGTAAGGCACTCGACGCCTATCTGGCAGACACCCAGCCGAGCGCCTGACCAGTAGCAGCCCCACCACAACCCGAACTGTGGTGGGGCTGCTTCACCAACCCGAAAGACCAAACATGGACAAAGCACACATCCTCATCCGCACCGACCACCACCGAAACCTCTTCCTCATCGAAGCCGTCATGGGAGCCGACCGGATCACCATGGCAACATCGGCCACACACGCCGACGCCTTCCAGATCGCCCAAAAACTCGCTTCCTGGACAAGACGTGACCCAGACAACGTCCCCTTCCCCATCTACGACCGCTCCCGAACCCTGACGTGACCTCGGCCAATAAACATCGGGACTGGCGCTGCCCAAAATGCGCCAACGAATACTCGACCCCACAACCAGTACTAGCTGTGCTCTGTCGCAGCTGTACACGAAAGACTCGAGGAAACCCGCAATGGATGAAACCGAAAGCCACTGGAAAGAAACAGGAGCCGGCTGCCTAGCAGTAGCACTCCTCCTGGCAGCAGCTGTCATCTTCGCCCGCTGCTCACAACCTGCAGTCGCCGAAATGGAACAGGCACCAACCCAACCAATACAAACCATCGGCTACGACTTCACCGACAACGCAGCGCGCGCGCTAGCCGACCTCAACCTGTACCTACATTCCGTAACAACCACCAGCACGATCCCTCCGAAAACTGCCAAAAACAACAGCAACACCATCACCCAACCCTCCAATCCGATCGATCATGCCGACAAGTGGGACCGACTCGCACAATGCGAAACCGGAGGCAACTGGGCAGCGAACACCGGCAACGGATTCGGAGGCGGCCTCCAATTCATGCATCAAAACACCTACTCGACCTGGCGGTCCTTTGGCGGCAGCGAATACGCCGCCCACCCCTGGGACGCCTCGAGGGAAGAACAGATCGACATCGCCGAGCGAGTCCTGGCTAGTTCCGGCTGGCGTGCTTGGCCTGGCTGCAGTCGACGCTTTGGGTGGTTGTGATGGGCGAGATCTACGACGCTTTCATCCACGCCTTTGACGCCGACAACACCAAGCGATGCGCAAAGTGCTGGCGCTATCTGCCGCACAGCGAGTTCAAGCGAGACGCGCGCACCAAGAACCAACTGTCCTACCGCTGCCTTGACTGCCTCGGCCTGCACAGGCGCAAGAACTGGGGCGGACAACTAGTGCCACGCCCTGAACTTAATGCCGTCGAGACACACGCCAGCACCATCGACCGCCCCGACATCCTCGAGCGGCTCCACCACGCCCAACCACTCGCACGCGGCCCCTACCGTCGACTTATCGACGACTCCATCATCGAAATCGAATGGTTGCGCGCGCAACTCACACAACAAGGAAACCCTATGAGACACAACCCCGACATCCCAGAAGTATTCATCGCCACTACCGACATCGAACTGGTCCGCAACGCCGGCAACCTCCTCGAGGCGCAGCTGATGAAACTGCACCGCCACCACCACGGCCCCGAATGCTCCACCTGTGAAGCACTCCTCACCTGGTGGACAGTCAACGGCCGATGAAACACGGAACCACCAACGGCTACAAATACCACGGCTGCCGCTGTGATCTCTGCAAAAAAGCGTTACGCGACTATCACCGACTCGTCAGAGGCCGAGAAGACCACAGAGACGGCCCGCCCCTCTACTGGCCCATCCAACCGCTATTCCAAGCAGCCGGAACCGACCAGTTCATCGAACTTTCTATCCGAACTCGCATCCCCGCCCGAACACTTCACAGATCGTTCGAACGTGGACTCACCGACAACACAGCCGACCGGGCAGCCATCGGACTCGGACTGCACCCCATCACCATCTGGCCCCACTGGATCGACCCCTACCTCGAAGGAGCAGCATGACACCCGACGACATACTCCAAGCACTGAAAAACCAACGGTACTGGCCCAACCCCGA